AAATCCATCATCGTGAAGAGCGGTTCTACGAATAGTGTTGGCTGCTTTGTAACGGTCGAGGTCGGTTTTGATCTCTTCCTTAAGGAAGTAGGGTTTGCAGTTCACTCCGTTAAACCAATGCGCTCCACAGCTCTCACGGAAGTAACCAGAGGAGAAACTCTTCTGGGTATTAACCGTGAAGCCATAGAAAGCACTGACTTTAGCGAAGAGGTCGAAAGCCCTAACGGGGATAATAACATCGTCTCCGTATACGCTTATATCTTTAACCGAGAGCTGGAGCTTTTTACAAACAGCCCAAGCAATCGCGTAGAAAATAAGCGTTTCCAGTTCGAAAGTAAAACCGTTCCCCATACTGGAGAACTTTTCGTACCGGAAAAAGGACTTCGACAAGAGGCCAAATCTCGATCTAAAGATATCCATTGGAAGAAGCCAACCGTTAGGGATTAATTCTCTAACGGTCGATTCTGAAATGGTATCGCTAGCAGCCGAAAAATCAACAGTTGCTAACTGACCAGAAAGTGAGGAAACTCGTGAGAGTTCCTGATTCACAGACTGATCATCGAGATCGATACCCACCCTGAAGAGTCGTCGGCGGATCATTCGACCGATAGCTTTTTGAAACCAGAGGTTTAGCCCCGGTTCAATGGCTATGGTCCGATCCGTTTTCGAATTCTTCGGGACGGTTACGACTTGATTCCCGAGTTGAATCTGTTGTTTAGACAGATCCCACAAGGGGTAAATGGAAGCGTAAAGTCCATTCATCAGATCGTATAGTGGACGCGTTGTTCCGTTTTCAAAGCGGAACTTGTTGGCAGGGCTAGTGTCAACACCCTTAACAAGGGTAGTGACACCGGGTCCCCATCCAGCCGAGTCTACAAGCTCATCAAATGAGAAATCGCCAAGTATGGAATCAATTTTACGAATAATTGCACTGTGCAATTCATTCGTCACCTGCTCTTTTATAAACAGGTGATGATATCCACGTTTGTTGATTTCTCCACATGCGGCTTCGGCCATTAAGAACTTGTCAATCGCAACCTCTTTAAGATTTATCTTCGTCTTAAGGAAGGTAGCTTTTGATAGAAACTTAGTTGCCAAATAAGCATGCCTAAACGACTCGGGTTCGATATAAACCGAAGGGTCTATATCAAGCTCAACAATCTGTCGGTACTCTTTATTTCTAAAGAGTATAAGAACAGTGAGAGCCCTCGGGCAGTCTAGTGAGATGAGGTAGGACTCAATGACCGAAGCGGTCAACGAGTTGCAAGTCATCTTGAAACTCCTTTTTAACAAGCTAAAGCTTAGTTAAAGTGAAGGGATCTTAAAGAGGTTTAGTAAACCATCTTCAGATCACGAACCGCCTCGATGAGAGGAGTGTGATACTCGCCCGAGGTGACATAGTCACCAGAGAAAAGAATCTCACCCAACATATCGATCAAGCGGCAACGATCGTTTTCGCTCATCCTTTTGGGAAGAACGAACTCGACGTTACAGATTCCATCCCCGATTTTGAGGGTAGAGTCTGTTTCGTCCATCACAGGGAGTACAAGCTTGGCTTGGACCCTCGCGACTTGGCTTCCTTTTTGAGGCAGACGGACGCTGAGAGAAGCGGATGCCCGGGCGTCGAGAACACTGACGTCCGTTTCATACCACTTCGCAACACCG